CGGATCAGATCGAGTACCACAAAGACTAATAATCTTATAGAACTTTGATATCTTTTCCATTTGATCAAGTGTCATATCCTGTCCTTTTTTAATAAGATATGGATTATTTTGTCTATCACATCTAGGACACATTAACGGACATCTGAAAGTAATATCACATGATATTCTATGTATCAAAGGAATTCCTCAACACATTCAACTAGTAATCTACAACGTTTCTCAATAAGGTAAGGGAATACTTTACCTTTATTATTCCAAGGATCCTGTGATGTAAAGTTATCCATAATATCTTTTATAACATTCTCTGGGGTTTCAGTTAGATCAATAAGTTTTTTGTTACGAAGATAGTTACGATATACTTCCTCACCAAGGGCCTTCGGATCCTCAAGTAATACTTGTTTCTTTTTAGCAGAAAGTACGTTCTGTTTTCTTTCTTCTACAAACACTTTATCATCTGATAAGACATTAGGTACACCATCACCTGAATCACCCTTCAGGATCTTTTCCATAAGACCAAGACGTGGATTATCTTCCTTCACAAACTTTTTTGTCATAGGTGAGAACTGTTTGACGTTATCAAACTTCTGTAATTGTTTGAAGTCATGATCTGCAGAGATAATCATTACAGGTTCATATTGACCAAACTCTTGTGTAGACATAACGATCTGTGCAATAGAATCATCAGCTTCACATCCCCATACATGTACCATTTTATAAGGGAAGTTTTCAGCAAGTTCTTCACGTACCATATTTGTAATACGGAAGATCTCTTGCCAATCCCGCTTATCATCATCACGACTTGTCTTACGTTTGGCTTTATATTCAGGATAGTAATCCTTACGCCAGTTACCACCAGCATCAGCAACAATAACTACATCACCATAATCCTTAAACTTTTGTCTATACATTCGTATAGAGTTTAGGATCATATGACGAATAAGATCTTCTTCTGGTGCTAGTTTCTGTGCGATAATATTACCAATCGCAATTCCATTATAATCAATAATAAGCATAGGTATCTCCAATTGTTACATTCTATAATACCATATTTTTATTTAATTGTAAACCCCGAAACGTCAATAAATTCTCTATTTTTTATATGACCTTCAGCAATATCATCTTTTGACTGACCAAAGTATGCAACTGCATGATGTTCTTCAATCATCATTTCATTTAGGATTCTACCATCTTCTAGCTTGAACTTACCAAGAATCCTGCCATACTTACCCATTGCATCTTTTTCAGTAACAAGGATTTGTGTAGATCCGACTGGCATATGATCTTTTACAAACTGTTTTGCTGCAAGACCATATTTCTTTTCTTCTTTATCTGAGGTACGACTTTCTGGGGTATCAATACCGTGAAATCTAACTCTCTGTCTTCTTAACCATACACCAAACCCTAGATCAATATCTACGTCTGCTGTATCACCATCTACTACTCTCAGAATTTTACATTTATATTCGTACATTATTTCGCTCCTAGTTTTAAGTTAGTCTTTTAGGCCTTCGCCTTTGTCCTTATAAGCCCAATCGTCTGTATGCCCTACGCTCCACTTGGGGTTATTTTCTACAGTGTAATTTTGTGTGCATACTTTAAAATCCGGAATCTTTCTCTCAGTTGGCACTAGACTTTGATCTGTCCAAACTACTCTGTTGTTTGGTTGTGCTGCAAACTGACCGTTATCTAACTTGATTACGTTGAATGATTTATGTTCCGGATCGTGTTCACTGAAATTAGTATTCAAGGTTGAGCTTTGTGCATGGCAGGTATCTAAGGTAAACACATACTCTCCTTTGTGCATTTTGCGGTCCTTGCCAAAAAATTCGCAATCACCCAACAACGGTTTGCGTATTACAGTGATGTCATAGTCGAAGCAGTCCCATATCTGTAGTGTGTCTAGTGGTAGTTGATTATCCTTGTCATAATCTTCTTTCCATACAAACGCACTTATGGGAAGTTTATCGTAAAGTGCTCCGTACTCTAATAACAGTGTTTCAAAATATAGTGCTTTGCCCTGTATACTACGTATACTGATCCACATGCCCGGAGTTAATTCTCCATGTCCTTTTTGATGATCGTAAAGATATTCTTTTTTTACGTATACTTCAACAGGCGGTAAGTTATGCACAAGAAAGGCCATGACGCTCCTTAAGGTTATGTGTGTATTTATTGATCTTGAGTTATTTTTGAATAGGCTTGTTCGAACCCATCTTGATGAGTGTATGATTCTTAATTATACCAAACACGTTTAAAATATCCATCATAGCAGGACATTATGCAATCATGCGATGCATTTAGGTGCCCTTTAACCATCCAAAATATCCTACAAACTTCTTCTTCAGGATATATCATTGTACTAACATATATAATCTATTTGTAAGGTTATCTTGATTATTATAATTTGAATATGTTTTACGTATTTTGAATCCTATACTTCTTGCTAAATCTGCAAATTCGTCTTCATGATCCCATTCTAAAGGATCTGATGCAGATGAAATATTATTCTTATCAAATACAGCTTCTACAAACATAATACCACGTTTATTTAGTTGATCTTTCCATACCATTAAAGTTTCACGTGGTTCATTAGTATGATCAAATGAATTAGAAAATACAATATCAAATTTACCTATTAATCTGTCATGTTGTCTTCTAAAGTCATGCCTTATTGTATTTTCATACTTAAGTGCTGTAGGTGCTATTTCTGTTCCTAATACTCTTGCATCAGGAAAATGCTCACTAAATAGTCTTAGTTCAGTACCATTTCTTGTTCCATGACAAAGTATTGATTTTACATCATCAAAAGGCATTGATTCCTTTATAAACAATACATCAAGTATACTTATCCAGTGACGTCCTTCTTTTTCTTTATTTGCTTTATATTGTTCTTGACGATATTGATCATCATTTGAATATTCATATATTTTCATCCTTTAACCTCTGAACATGGGATCGATGGATCCTACAGTTAATAATACCATTATAATATGTATCATCTAACAATACAGATCTATCAAACTGCTCTTTTGCTTCAAGGTATCCCATTTCTCCTTTCGATTTACAGAGATATAATATCTCTCTACGAAACCCCTGTTCACCATTTTCTGCGAGGAGTTGTTTAACAAGATCAGATGAGCCAAAGTAGTCCCGCCAGTTGGACTCCACAATACTACGTCTCTTCCTGGTTTTTCCTTTAAGGGGAGGAAGTGTCTTTCTTGACCAGAATCCCTTTTTACCGATGTACTTTTTGTTATTGGTGAGATCCGTGATGATGTATACGAATCCTTGCCAGTCACGTAGTTCGTCCTCGGAGGGATTAAATTCTCTATCATTATAATACCACATACAAATATATATCAGTCATCACTATCAGCTTCTGCATCAATAAAGACACAACCAACAAATGCACCACAACACGGACAGTAATCTGGCTCAGTCTCTGTCTCTGATATAAGTACGACCTTTGTTAATTCCTCACAAAAGTCGCACTCTATTTCGTATGTCTTTAGCTTCATGCAGCTTCTTCTTCCCAGTCCCAGTCACCTTCCATAGAAGTTACGGAATATTCGGTAACACGTTTCTCGAAGAAGTTATCATGTGATGCACCATTCAGTACCCAATCTAACCAAGGTAATGGATTATCTTTTACCTTAAATGTTGGCTTCAGACCAAGCTGTAGTAGACGACGATCTGCAATATGTCTGATATAATCTTTTACTTCTTGTTTTGTTAATCCCTGAACTTCGTCAATACCTTTGAATGACAGTTTAATAAATGCGTCTTCTAATTTAACTGCATCTTTTGCCATCTGATAAATCTTTGATTTCAGTTCATCGTTTACAATACGTGGATGTTCATCACAGAACTCACGGAAAAGTTTAGCAATACCTTGTACGTGCATTGATTCGTCACGTATTGACCATTCAACAATTGTACCCATTCCTTTCATCTTACCAAACCGTTGGAAGTTCAGTAACATCACAAAGGATGCAAATAAGCTCATACCTTCATTAAATACAGATTGTGCCATAATAAGTGCTAGACCTTGCAACGTATTTGGATTACCCTGTGACATAAATTCAATCTTATCTGCCATTTCTTTATATTCAAGGAATGCATGGAATTCTTCATCAGGTAGACCAAGGGTATCATTTAGAAGCGCATATGCACGTTGGTGTACACCTTCACGGTTAGCAAAGGAAGAAAGCATGTTACGAACTTCATTATTCTTGAACTTAGGAATAAGAAGTTCATGATAGTTTTCACCTACCTGAACATCTGATTGTGTAAACAGACGGAGAACTTGTGTAACAAATTCCTTTTCTTCATCAGATAGTTTTGTTTTCCAATCTTGTACGTCTTCTGATAATTCTGCTTCATCCTCGACCCAATGGATCTCTTCATGTTTCTTTGTTAATTCTACTGCCCACGGGTATAGAAATGGACGGTAAGTTTTAGATACTTCTGTGAGTGACATTAACCAATTCTCCTATATTCTTTGTCTTGATATTTTGCGTGTATATAAACTTTTTTATCTAATACATCAATCAGGGTTTGCATAATACGATCGTGTACTTTTATGTCTAAATCTTCTAATTTCTTTTCGTGGAATTCAACATACATTTCGTCAAACCAATCTAATATATCGTCATCTATTATTTCTTGTAAAACTGCGTATTCTTCACCTTCAATATCTAAATATAAAATAATTTCATCATCTTTTGTAAAATTATCCTGAATCCATTTAGATAAGTTTATAACTTTTATTTGAGCTGTTTCAGAAGACTTAAATGTTGTTTTATCTTTTCTAAAACTATTTGCAGCAGAAATACTTCCTAAATATAAAGTCTTTTTACCATCTATGTTAGATGCACCTGCATGAAAAAGTGTTACCTTTGGATCATCATCAAACTTTTCCTGCATCATTCCGAATACTCTTTCATCAGGCTCAAAGGCAAATATCTCATAATCGTCGCCGTAAGTCTTTCTGAAATTATCTGTATTCTGACCTTTATTTGCACCTACATCTAAAAATATTTTCCTCATTACTTATCCTTCACACGCGCGACACTCGTCGCCTGATTCTATTATCATTGGTTGATTTAAAAATTCCATTAGTTCATCATAACCACCAACATATTGACCATTGACATATACTTGTGGTACTGTTTTGACCTTACGTCCTGTAACCTCTGCTGCAGTCTTGCCAATCTCTTGTAGATCAATATAGTCAAACTGGATACCACGTAAAGAAAGTTCTTCTTTTGCTCTTGCACAATATGGACAATCACTCTTACCATATACAATAGAGCGATCATCTTCCTGTAGAGCAACACGTTCTACCTTTTCTGAAACATTTTCTGCTCTTTGTTTTGCTTCTGTACGAAGATAGTAAAGACCTTTTAGTCCTTCTTTCCATGCCTTTAGATGTACCTTATTTACATACGATTTCTCTGCACCAGCAGGAAAGAATACGTTTACTGATTGACCCTGACAAATATATGGTTGTCTATCTGCAGCATGTTGTACCACCCAGTTCTGATCAAGTTCTTGTGCTGTTTTAAATACTGCCTTTTCACCTTCAGTTAAGAATGGTAGATGTTGTACTGAACCTTTATTTGTAATAATTGATGTCCAATTAGATTCATTATTTTCATTATGTCTATCTAGTACCTCTTCAAGATATTTGTTCTTGACAAGGAATGAACCTGCACGTGTACGATGGGTATAAGCGTTTGCTTTACTTGGTTCGATACTTGGTGATGTTGAAAGGATAATACCAGATGAAGCATTTGGTGCAATAGCCATTAGGTGTGCATTACGACGACCGGTACCAATACCATCTGGATATTCCCCACGTTCCTTTGCAAGCTTTTCTGTTTGTGAAATAGCACGTTTTTGAATATTTTCAAATACGACTTTATTCATTTCTTTTGCACGATCACTTTCCCAAGCAACACCATGTTTCTGTAAGAGTGAATGGAAACCCATAGCACCTAGTCCAATAGATCTTTCACGTTCTGCGGAAAACTTTGCTCTTGAAATTGTATCTGGTGCATTCTCAATAAAGTATTCAAGTACATTATCAAGCATAGTAATAAGATCTTCAATAATAGTTGTATCTTTCCATTCATCATATAATTCAAGATTAAGTGAAGATAAACAACAAACTGCAGTACGATCTTCAGATGTTGGAAGATGAATCTCATTACATAGATTAGAACCATGAATTTTTAGACCAAGATCTTTCAGATTCTGTGGTAAAAATTTATTTGCTGTATCAATAAAGTTTAAATATGGCTCACCAGTACGGAAACGTGTTTCAAGAATACGTTGCCATAACTTACGTGCATTAACTGTTTCTTTTACTGTGTCATCCTTTGGATCTTTTAGATCCCAATCTTTATTTTCAATAACTGCATTCATAAATGAATCAGAAATATTAATAGCATTATGTAAATTAAGAGCCTTACGTTGTACGTCACCAGTCGGTATACGCATATTAAGGAATTCAATGACATCTGGGTGTGACACGTCCATATAGGCTGCGTATGAGCCTTTACGAGTACGTCCTTGTCTATATGCAATCATATCAGCATCAACTGTATGTAAGAAAGGCATAGGACCAGGAGCTACATCTGATACTGTACGTACGTCACTCCAATGTCCACCAACACCTCCGCCATAAACAGATAACCAACGTAGTTCAGATGTATGATCGATGAGTCCTTCAAGTGTATCTGGAACATAAGTTAGGAAACAGGAAATAGGCATACCTTTATCATTCTTTGTACCGTTTGGTGCATTTGAAAGAACTGGTGATGCAAACATAAACCATTTATTTGAAACTGCATTATATAATCGTTGTGCCAAAAGATCGTCAGTCTTTCCTTTAAATGTTGCCCATGCAGTTGCTGCACGTGCATAAGCTTCTTGTGGGGATGATTCTGTTTTTCTCATATAGAAATCTTTAAGCATACCAACAGCATATTCTGTTAGTAGCTTATCTTTTGACTTATCGATTTTAATGTTATTTTGCATAAAGGACTCCTGCACCGGGACTTGCTCCCAGTGTTACTGACATTTTTAATTTTGATGGTAGTATTATATATCGTTATTAGAAGTTTGTAAACCCCGATATATCGTTAAATTCCATCTAATTTCCAATTATTTTTTTCATGATTCTTGAGCAAGTTTGTCACTACTTGTATTGCTCTTTCAACAGGAACATAATAATAATCACTTCTTCTTTTGAATAAACCAACGTATCCCATATTCTTCATAATGATAGGTATTCTCTCTTGTTGACTAAAATGTGCCTTTGCTATTTCTAACACAACTGTTGGTTTATTATAGAGAATAGTATCTTTTGCCCCAAGTAGTGCATGGGCCTCATGACCTTCTATATCCATTTTGATAAGATCAACTTCAAGAAAATTAAAAGAATCTAATGTTTTAATAGGAAGACTTTTTATAGTAGTATCTTCGTTTGTTTCATGTTGTCCTATGAATCTACTTTTACCAGAACTTTCTGATACATATTTGAAGTCTAAAGATCCTTCTTCATGACCTATACCTACATTATATGTTCTTACATTTTTTAGATTATATTCTTTTATATTCTTTTCAAGACATTCATATACAATAGGATTTGGTTCAAAGGATTTAACTTCTCTAAAGTAAGGGGAGAATGCAATAGTTGTCTGACCGACATTTGCACCTATGTCGACACATAATCTTTTTTTATTTAAACAGAAAAATTCTACAGTAAACTGACAAAAATAATTTTGCCATTGTTCAGGTGTCCAAGTTGCTAAAGAATTAGAATTCTCTTGATCTGGTACCCACCAATTATTCAGTCTCTTCATCTACCGGTTCAGGATCGTCAGTCACTGCCTCTTCATAATAAATTATAATATTCTTCTGCTGTCCTATATACCGATTAATCTCTGCCATGTTAAGAGCAAGATTCTCATAGTCTCTCATTGACAACGCAACATATGCTACCTCACCATAGATAGACTTAAATTCTTCTATGAATGTACCAAAGTTTTCTTCTGTAACTACAAATATACGTGTATCATTCAGTTGGAGAGGTTTCGGTCTCGCTACTGTTGGTATCTGTACTTTCTCCACCTTGGTCACTGTTACTATTTCCGGTTCCGGCTGGTAACGGCTGCAACCACTCAGGAAGATCATACTCGTTAGAATTACCAGTGTCAGCCATGAAGTTACGCCAAAGTTTAGCTGTTGC